GCCATATACTTCATTTGAGNCTCATATGCGATAGGTACTTTAATATCTGTAACTAAAGTGCCGTCTGATTCTTTTCTTTGTACGTGAATGTTATTAAATACTGACGCAAATGCTACAATAAGTTTACGTGTAGTCCCATGATACCAAGTAGTTCCAAACATAATATTATCCTATTGTTCCGAATGGGTTCATTTCTTCGAAGTTTAATACATCGTCGTCTTCTACATCCCAATCTGGTGTGCCTAATTCGTTATTCAAATTAGATTTAATATCTGCTTCTAGTCCTTCTATCTCAGAATCAGCAACAACAATATCTTCATGACCATATTCCCAAGGTTTAAGGGTTAATTGCCATACGTGTTGAGGGCCATCTGGTGTAGGGTAGAACGAAGAATCGTTGCCTACGAACGATACTTGAAACAATGCCTCAAGGTCTCCAAAGTATAATAAGTCTCCAGCAATCGGCATATCGTCATCCGTTGCAACTGTTTGCTCTGCAAATGATTTCTTAGTAAAAGACACCTTCATTTCGTCTGTTACTTGAACACCGAATTTAGAATAGAAATCTCCAACATCACCGTAGTCTTGATATTCGTCTACGAGAATATTCAAAGTCCATACCGTATCAAAATGACTTGTTGGATCTTCTCCAAAAATTGGATCTAAGTTTTTATACTTACGTGGTAGATACTTAGCGGAGAATCCAATGGTTTCTACTATTTCTTCAACCATATCCTTAATCATTGTTGATTTGGACATATTGTCAAACATACCCATTTGATTAACCTACCAAAAAGTTAGTTGGCATTTCATACTCAAGCGAGAATTGTTCTTCTAATCTTAGAATTTCTTCGTTTGCTTCATCCCAGAGTTGTTGTCCATTAACAACGATTCCTCCAGGTAATGGCATTCCGTCAAATTGTTTCATATTTGAACCCCACTGCTTCTTAATAAGAGCAGTAGTGTACTTCTTCATCCACTCATCGTTATATACATCAAGAGCATAGCCAGCAGTTTCGTCTGGATTTAAACCAACAAAACCACGAAGCATCATTTTACTTCCTTCGTACCACAATGACCCAGCTGCTTCGCAAACTGACTCAGAAGAATATGCTGTCCAAGTTCCTGCACCAGCAGTACAAGTAGCATCAGTCGTAAACGCAACATCAGAACAAACACCTTTAACTTTACAAGATGGACCTAAGATTGTTCCAGAATGAGAATATAAACGATTGTTTGCTTTGTTGAATGTGAATGTTCTGTCTGGATTAAAGTAATCAGATATCATAGAAAGGTTCTGCATAGTCATTTCGTAGTATTGCATACTAACTTTAGTCATATCGAACATTTGGTCAAACATAATTTTATATCTAACATCACTCATTGCTTCTGAAGAATATCTTCCAGGTTCGTAAATGCGAGTAACGGCAATCACATCATCTGGCATAGTGATATACTGATTTGCTTCATCTGTAGCATCAAACGTGATAGTGATATACTTTTCTTCAACACCATCAAAATGTCGTTCTACGAATAATTGAACAGCATCGTCAATACGATCCATTGCCTGAGTATCGTCCACTTGTATTTCTACCTTTGGATAACCCAATCTACGGTATGCGTATTCTTTTAATTCTGTTGCTGATTGTACCTTTGCCATAATAACTCTCTTATTTTAATACTATTTATACTTTTGAACAAGAGGACATTCGGCAGCCGTACAGTGATTATGTACGTCAACCTGCCATTTCCATTTGAACCTTAATATAGTAAATGTGAATAGTAATATAGATAAACTAAACATTGTCTCTACTAATATACAAACCATAGCATATTCAGACATCAACAAAGTTTCTCTGATATATTCAAAGTTGTATAGGTGTAAAAATGAAGTCAACGACCCCAATAATATTGATGACCTTGCCCACACAGAATAAAACTTTCTATGTTTCAGTGTGAAAAAGAATCCACCGAAACCTAATGTGGATACCATAATACTTAAAAACATCTCAAAATCAAATAATAATTCAATCATAATATTAACCCTTTAACCAATACATAACTAATCCAATTACTGCGGACGCCACAAGCCAAAACATTCTCTCACCATTTCCGATTTGAATTTGATTTGTTGCAATGTCTATATTTTGACCCTGTCCTTGCTCAATCAACTTATCCAACTTATCCTCGATGCGTTGTGTTCTGTGATAAACAGTCTTCATCTTTTCTTCGAGGCGAGTGATTCGTTCTTTCATAATATCAATAGAGTCCCTAATGTTGTTTAAATCTTCCATTGGGAATTTCCTTGTATAATAATTTATTTACGTAATTACTATATTTATATAAACAAGTCTCTTATAATAGACGTAAAAAAACCACCCGAAGGTGGTTTAATACTTATGGTAATGTTACCAGAGCCGCATAACCAATCATAATTGCCGTCCATAAACTAACAACAGCATAATATTTCTTCATACTAGTGCCAAAATACATTCGACCAATATGAGTACACTTATGTGTTGGACTAATTAAGTATGCTGAGAACTCTAACGCAATGAACCACGTTAAATATTCAACACCGTATATCATAGCAAGTAACGCAACAATACCAGCATATTTACCAGACGATCCCAATAAAAACGAAGAACCGTATGCAATAGCAGAAATACTCAAAAATCCAATTAAAGTATTCATATCAAGAACACTTGATGCTTCTAAGAATGACTTAATTTCGGCATAATTAGAACCTACGATATTGGATGCAATAATAACTAAAGCAAGCACACCCATTAAATTCCAATTTACAAAGGAATTTAATTTAGATAAACTAAAGATACCCGAATACATAATATAATACACAGTTAGAATACCAAAGGTCATCCAATGAGTACCACCAGCAACTAATGCACCGATTGCCACAAATAAAGGCATTGCCCCAAACATTAAACGATTCCAATTAATTGGTTGAGTTTTAACATTTAATGTAATGTCATCTTCCGACATCTTACCAAATATATACCACCCAATATAGAACGCAGTTATTGCTAACAATCCTCCAGTGTATGATAACATCTCTGAGTAACTTAAACCAAGGGCTGCCATAGGAACAATGATAGTTTTCTCTAACGGACTCCACAAGTAATAGTGATGGGTCGCTAAATAATCTATAATACCAAACTTTGATCTTGACTTTCTATGCTCATGAGTATCATCATCAGGCGCTAATGTACTTAACACTCCTGCTGATACTGTTACCCTTCCAGGGATAGGTAAGACACCAGTCACAAGAGATGTCAATGTTACAATCAATCTCTTTGATTTAATCTTACCTACAATAATATTGAATAGGTCATTAAAGTATTCTCTCTCTTTAATAATACCTGCTGATATCATAACTCCCAACAAATATAACAAATATACTTGTTTCTTTAAAACAAATGCAAATAAAATTTCCATTTTTATTTCTCCTTATCATTTAATTGATAATATCCAAAACTGTGTAAAGTGAGTCCAGATAATTATTTTCTGATTAAGACGTACACTAATGTCGTTTGGTTATTATGAGTCGAAATCGCCTCCATATAACTACTTAAT